GATTGATCGATATCGAACAGATCACAGTTGGCGACCGGTTGCGTCCGGTCGATGCGGATCATGTTGCCGTGATTGCGGCCAGCATCCGCGAACGTGGCCGGGTGTTGCAGCCGATTGCCGTTACCAAAACCGCATCGGGCAACTGGGTGCTGGTTGCCGGCGCACACCGTCTGGCGGCGGCAAAGCAGGCCGGTCTTACGCAAATCCCGGCCGAGGTTCACGAGAACCTGAGTGGCCTGCAGGCGCGGATGATCGAGATTGATGAAAACCTGCTCCGTCATGAACTGAACCCGCTGGATCGCGCCGTGTTTCTGGCCGAGCGGAAACGGGTTTACGAGGAGTTGCACCCCGAGACGAAGAACGGTGCAAACGGCGGGCGTGGTGGCAAGAAGAATGAGAAGGCCACGATGGCCTTCTCAAAAGATGCTGCAGAACGCACGGGACTGAGCGAGCGATCCGTCAAGCGTTCGGTACAGATTGCTACCCACCTTTCCCCGGAAATCCGCGCCCGCCTGACCGGAACCGAACTTTCCAAAAACCAGAAGGAATTGCTGCTGCTGGCCAAGCAGGAGCCGGAACGCCAGGCGCAGATCGTCAATCTGATGCTGGGCGAGAATACGAATGTCAAATCGGTCAAGGCCGCGATTGCACATGCGGGCGGCAAGATCGAACCGGTCACCGATCGGCAGGTCGCGCAACAGCGCAGCCTTGTCAATGCGTGGCTGCATGCCGGTATCCCGGCGCGACGCGCATTCGTAAGCGAGCTTTCAGAGGCCGATCGACAGCTGTTGAGAGAGCTTCTGGATATGGCCGAGCCCGAGATCGAGGAGGCCGCGTGATGGTCAGACGCAAGGGGGATGGCAGCACGCTGGACCTGTTCACCGACTGGGAGCCGCCGAAGGTTGCCGTGCGGTTTGAAGATGACGCCCGGGTCCGTGCCGACAATGTCGCCGAACGGATCAGCCGTATGGTGGCCGAAGTGCTGCGCGATGCGGACATGAGCCGGGGCGATATCGCGGACGCAATGGGCGATTTCATGGGGAAGCCGGTCAGCAAGGCCATGCTGAATGCCTATGCCGGTCAGGCGCGCGGTGATCACAATATCAGTCTGGCACGCGCCATCGCCCTGGTGGCGGTGACCAAGGATGCCCGCGTGATCGGTAGCGAGCTTGAGCCGCTTGGCCTTGCGGTTGTCCCGAAACGCGACCTGCACGGGTTGCGCCATCTTGCGTGGTCAGAACGGTCGCGCAAGGCGCAGGCCATGGCCGATGCGGAATATCAGCTGTGGAAGGGATTGGCGTGATGCAGGAATATTACAATCCGGCAGAAATAGAGGAATTGCGCCTGCCCGGTGTTCCTGCCCTGGCACGCGATATCACCCGGCTTGCCAGCCGTGAAGGATGGCGTAGTGCGCTGACCATGAACGGCGAACCTTTGGCCCAGAAACGGAAAGGACGCGGCGGTGGCTGGGAATATCACTGGACCCTGTTGCCGGTTGCCGCCCAGCGCGAATTGCAAAAGCGCAATATTGTGCGCCAGCAGAAAGAAGATGGCAGCACGGTCGCACGTGGCCAGACGGCGGATCGTGTTGACTGGGACTGGTTTGATCGCCTGCCTGATGAACGCAAGACCAAGGCGCGGTACCGGCTTTCGGTTCTGGAGGCGGTCTGTGCCTTGCAGCGCGGGGAACTGTCGAAGGACCGGGCGGTCTATGCTATTGCCAATCAGCAGAAGCTTGGCAAATCGACAATCTTCAACTGGTTTAAACTGGTCGAAGGTCTGGACCGCAAAGACTGGTTGCCTGCCCTTTGCCCGCGCCATGCTGGCCGGACCAAGACAGTCGATTGCGATCCGCGTGCGTGGGAAGTGATCAAGGCCGATTACCTGCGCCAGGCCAAGCCGACATTTTCATCATGTTACCGCCGTCTGGAAAAGATTGCGGAAAACAAGGGCTGGACCATTGCGCCCGAACGCACCCTGCTGCGGCGCATGCAGGATATCGCACCCGAGATTCTGGTATTGATGCGTGAGGGGCCGGAGGCCGCAGCCCGGCTTTATCCATGGCAGCAACGCGATCGCACGGAATTGCATGCGCTTGAAGCGGTCAATGCCGACTGTCATACGGTCGATGTGTGGGTCAATTACCCGGGCGAGAAAAAGCCGGTTCGTCCGACGCTGATCGTCATTCAGGATCTGTTTTCGAACAAGATCCTTGCATGGCGCATCGACCTTGCGCCATCGGCAACGGCGGTGCGGCTGTGCTTCTATGATGTTTTCCGGACCGACGGGATTCCGTCAAAGGCGTTTCTGGATAACGGTCGTGAGTTTGCATCGAAGATGATCACGGGCGGTCAGAAAACCCGGTATCGCTTCAAGGTCAAACCCGGTGAAATGAACGGTGTGCTGACCGATCTTGGTGTCGAGGTCCATTGGACCAAGCCATATTCAGGGCAGTCCAAACCGATCGAACGCGCGTTCCGCGATTTCTGCAATGACATCTGGAAACATCCGGCCTGCGAAGGGGCCTATTCGGGCAATAGTCCGACCAACAAGCCGGAGAACGCAGGCACCCGCGCGATCGAGTTTGAGGAGTTCGTGGCCCTGATCGAAAGCGGGGTTGCCGAATATAATGCGCGCCCCGGCCGCAACACCGATGTTTGCCGAAAGCACAAGTGGAGCTTTGATCAGGCATTCGCCTGGTCATATGAACGCAGCCCGATCCGCAAGGCGTCCGAAGAAATGCTGCGCATGGCGATGCTGTCGAGCCAGCCGGTCACCGCACGCCAGCCCGACGGTTCTGTCTGGTTGATGGATAATCGATATCACGCCGAATTCCTGTGGGGCCTGATCGGATCGAAGGTGGTCCTGCGGTTCGACCCCGAGGATCTGCATGCCGGTGTGCATGCCTATCATCTGAACGGGGCGTATATCGGCTTTGCCGAATGCCGGGACAAGGCCGGATTTAGCGATATCGCCGAAGGCCGGGCGCATGAACGCAGCCGCCGGAAAATGCAGAAGATCATCAGGGAACGCGCTGATCTTGAGGTCAAGCTTGGCTGGAAACAGGTGGCCGAGCTTGAGGCCCAGGTGCGCACCGAACCGACCGCATCGCCCGAGGCGCGCCTTGTACGTCCGGTGCGGCCTGCCAGCGGCAACACAGCCCTAGAGGAAGAGTTTGTCGAAGAGCCCGTCACGCTCGATCAGGCAGAGCAGAGTGCGCGCATTCTGCGTGTGCTGCAGGGCGGGCGAAACGATTGAGGGTGCGCAGGTAGCCGCCTGCACACCCCCGAGCCGACCCGTAAGGGTCAACCACCAGAGACCGGAGAATAGCATGAACGATATCAGTGTAACAGACCGTAGCCTTGCCGAGCCGGAGATCGAGGAAGTCCGCCAGCGGTGCCGCAACGTTATGGAGCAGAACAACTATAATCAGTCAATTGTCAGCAAGCTGTCCGGGGTGGCCTATAGCACCGTGGCAGCGTGGCTGGGCGGGACCTATACGGGGAACAATTCCAAGGTCACCGTCAAAATTCAGACCTGGCTTGATAGCCTTGCCGAGCAGAGCAAGGTCCGCATGACGGTGCCCGATATGCCTGGCTTTCTGGCAACACCGTCTGCTGTGAATTTTTCCACCACGCTGCAGATGTCGCAGATCATGTCGGATATCGGTGTGATCGTGGGCGGTGCCGGGATCGGCAAGACCGAGGCTGCCAAGGAATATGCCATCCGCAATCCGAATGTGTGGCTTGTGACCATGCGCCCGACGTCAAGCAGCAAGCTGCGGTCGCTTCGCAAGATCGCGAAGGTACTGCGCCTTGATACGGGCGGATCGGACGATGCGCTTACCGACCAGATTGCCGAGCGCATCACGGGCACCGGCGGGCTTTTGATTATTGACGAGGCGCAGCATCTGGTTGCCGAGGCGCTTGATGAAATCCGTTCGATCTATGATGCGACAGATCAGACCTGCGGTGTGGCGCTGCTGGGCAATGAATCCTTTTATGCGCGCATCGAGGGCGGTCGCACCGAGAACTTTTCACAGATCCATTCGCGCTTTGGCGATCGCATCATCCAGCCCAAACCCATCAAGGGTGATGTTGACATGCTGCTTGAGGCGTGGGGTGTCACCGATCCGAACGAGATCAAATTCCTGCGCATGGTTGCCCGCAAACCCGGCGCGCTTCGGGTCATGAGCAAGACGCTCCGCCTTGCCGGTATCCTGGCATCGGGTGGTGGTGAAATCCGCAACATCGATCATATCGACGCGGCCTACAAGCGCCTGTCTGCCTCGTCGTCAGGAGGTGGCAATGCTTAGTCAGAAACTGTCATGTGTGACCAGTGCGCTTCGCAACTGGGCCAACCGGAACAACGGCAAGCTGGAACTGGATCATTCGACCACGGACATCCTGCTGACCAACCTGCAGGAACTTGCCGACCAAGTCGGCAAATACGAAACGACGCAAGGCCCGCTGCCGCTCGGTGAGCCCAGCCTGTGCGCGATCGAACGGGCCGTTGCATGTGGTCAGGTCATCAACATCACCGACCGGCTGACGGCGAATGCGTTGCGCCGCGATCTGCCGCCTGACGACGGAGGATCGGCAGCATGATCCATCAGATTGGGTTGAACCAAAAGCACGTTTACACGCACTCCGTCTGGTATCTCGAGCCGCCAGCGCGATCAGCGTCCCGCGCTTATGACGCCTGCGAGATATCCGTTGGAAGTTCGGAAATAGCGGGCCCGTATGTCAGTTATTTCCCCAACAACCAGGCTGCATGCATCGGCGACAACGTCATTCTGCTGGTGCATGACCGGGAGAGTTTTCGCGTTGCCTGGAGGCATGCCCGGCTGTGGCGGATCAACGGTATCGCCAGACACCTGTTCGGGCATCCACAATTCGCGACGGGAGGTTCGGCATGAACCGCATCATTACGGTACAGAGCTACGGTGATCTGATTGCCCAGACCTATAGCGACGAGCGGCTCGACGCTCTTGGTGATCGCTATATCGCACTGTGCCTTAGCGAGTTGGGCATCACCTTCGAGCACTATCTGGCCGCGCCGCACCGCTACGATATGGACGAGATGGCGGCCCGCGCCCGTCGGACCAACCATCGCCTTGTCCTCGATGCCGAGGCGACCGTTGCTCATCTGCCGTGCCGTGACGGCGCGGTGATGGAGCCGATGCGCCACCACCGAAATCCGAAGCGGAGCATCGCGGCCTACTTCAATCGTCGTGCCCGTTAACCGGCCCCAACACAGGAGACTTGACGTGAACGAACAGACTTCAACCATCCCGGAAGGCTATGTGCGAAATGCCTCCGGCCATCTGGTACCGGAGGCGCAGGTCCGCGACCAGGACAAGCTGCGAGACCAGGTTGCCCGGGACCTTGCGACCGAGGCGCTGGAACTGAGCGGTAAACTGGCCGCGTTTCGCAAAAAGGCCCTATCCGATATCGCCGATCTGGTCAGCATCGCGGCCGCGAAATACGACGTTCAGCTTGGCGGCACCAAGGGCAATGTCACGGTCAGCACCTATGACGGCCGTTTCAAAGTGACCCGGACCTATGCCGAACGGGTGACCTTTACCGAGGAACTCGAAGCGGCCAAGGAACTGATCAACGACTGCATCATGCGCTGGAGCGAGGGGGCGAATGTCAATATCCGCGCCCTGGTCGACCGGGCATTTCGCACCGACAGCAAGGGCCAGATCAAGACCACGGCGGTGCTTGAACTGCTTCGCCTGGAGATCGACGACGCCGGATGGCAGCGTGCCATGGCCGCCCTGAAGGACAGCATCCAGAGTGCCGGCACGTCGGTCTATATCCGCGTCTATCAGCGCATCGGCAACAGCGACCAGTATCAGGCGGTGCCGCTTGATCTGGCTGCGGTATAGGGAGGACACCATGACGTTTGTCGAAATCAATCCAGCGAAAGCTGTTTCAAAACCAACGATCCAGCCTGATGAAATCCATCTGTCGACGCGCCAGATGCGCGGCTGCCGGATGATTGTTCTGCGGTTCGGAGAACTGGCGATCAAGCGGTTGAAGCTGCAGGTGGGACGTCAATATGCTGCGCGTTGGGGAATTGACGAGCATGCCGGAAAGCTGCGCCTCAACGAGGTTTCCAAGGGCTGGCCGCTTATAATACCCAAACGCAGCAAGGCTGCACAGATCACGCTCTCGCGCCTGCCGGAACAATACGAAGGGCGCGCGTTTTCGGCGAAGAAAATCACCGGCGAACATATCGATGGCGTGCTGGGTCGATCAGACCCGTTCGTCCAGCTGATCCTGCCGACCGATATCTTTGCCGAGCCGGAGGATGCGGGCGATGAGTAAGCGCAAACCCGACGCGGTGTTTTCCGTGACGCTTGCAAATGGCGGTCTGGTCTATGTGATCGCACGGCACGCCAAGGGTGCGATGAGTGTGGCCTCCCAACAGGGCATCGCCATTGATCGTGGCCCGACAGCCCGGCCGCGCCGTGTTGATGATCTGTTTGCCGAGCGCGCCATCAATCAGCGGCCAAAGCAGGGAGCAGCCTGATGTACGCCTATTGCTACAGCAGCGGCGATATTCATGTCGCAGCCGATCTGCCTGCAGACGCGATCATGCTCATGAGCGGGCCGGAGGCAATCCTGCGCAAACGCATCGGCAGCAACCGTCGTGTGCCCGGCATTCCGGCCGAGGATCATGTTGGTGAACGCCAGGCGATTGATCAGTTCAAAAGATTTCTGATGGCACCACGCTGGAAAGTGCGTGGTGCCTAGGAAGCCAGCCGGGGCCGCCCGAACCTGTTGCAAGTGTTTTGGTTCGGCCCCGGTACTGCCTCAGCAACGAGCAGCTTAAGGGCTGCTGATTGGTGCGGCGGCGTGGAAGCCAGGGGCGGTGCATCGCCTCAGAGACACGCTCTCGAAGGCCAAGAGGAAAAAGCTGCGCAGTTGTGGTTCTGCAGCCCCGAGCGGGGAAGTAAGGCGGTTCAACTCCGTCGTATGCAGCACGCCGGTTAGCGCCCGGCCCGCACCAACACCCGCTGAGTGGCGGGACAGAGCAAACGAAAACTAAGGTGATTGCAAACAATGACCTCGCCTCGCGTACAGACCCCTGACAGCCGAAAGGTGCTCGCCAATCTGGCGATCGTCGCGGCGGGGTTTGTGCGCGGTCGCGGTCGCCTGAAGGCCCGCGAGCATCTGCGCGTCGCCATTCATGAAGCCAATCAAGCCTTGAGGGCCGACGGCACTGTTGATGTGCCGACCGACCCTGAAGCCTTGATCCGGGCTTATCTGAAGGCCGGTGGAAACTGGCAGTCGCTGGTGGCCGCCATCAGCCGCATGGCACTTGAGGGGGCCACATGGAGACGCCCGTGACGGAAACCGAAACCTGCCCGGCCTGTGAGGGCGACGGGCTTTTGTGGATCTGGACCTGCACCCTTTGCGGCGGCAGCGGCAAGGCCCCAGTGGCCGAAGATGGAGACCAGGATAGTGAGTAAGGACGTCGCCAGAACCTTTGCCGATATGCGCCCGGTAGGCGGATACCCCGTTGCGCTGATCGATTTCCCGTGGAAGTTCGAAAACTGGTCGGAACGTGGCGAAGAGAAAAACGCCACGGCGCATTACGATTGCATGTCGATCGAGGAGATCAAGGCGTTTCCGGCATCACGTCTGTTCGCAAAGGATTGCGTTGTTTTCATGTGGGTCACATGGCCGCTTATGCCGCACTGGGCTGCGGTCATCGAGGCGCAGGGTTTGAAATATAGCGGCCTTGCCTGGGAGTGGCGGAAGTTTAATCCCGAAACGGGAAAGTACGCCTATGGCCCCGGCTATGGTTCGCGCAAGAACCTTGAGCCCTGCCTGCTCTGCACACGCGGAAACCCGTCTCTTAAAGCCGAATTACCCGACGATCTGTTTGGCATGGGCCGGGTGCCGGAAGGCGTGCGGTCGGTTCGCGACTGGATGGAATGGTGGCCCGATACCGAAATCCGGGCACGGGCGCGCGGGCATTCACGCAAGCCCGATGAACAGTACGACCGGATCGAGACGATGTTCGATGGCCCATACATCGAACTGTTTGCGCGCCAGCGCCGCAAGGGCTGGGCCGCTTGGGGCAATCAGGTCGACAAATTTGGAGAGGCGGCATGACGAAAATCGAATGGACCCATCGCGCCGGAGCCAGGGGCAAAAGCTGGAACTCGCTTCGTGTGAAAAACAAGGAAACCGGCGGTGTCGGGCATTTCTGTGAAAAGGTCTCTCCAGGTTGTAGAAACTGCTACGCGGAAACCTTTCAGAAGCGGTTTAAAAACCCCATCCGATATGCCGCACAGGATGCCGAAAAGGTCGAGGTGTTTCTTGATCAGAAGGAGCTCCTGCAACCGCTTCACTGGAAGAAGCCCAAAACGATCTTCGTTTGCAGCCAGACCGATCTTTTCCTGCGCCACTATAGCGATGAGTGGATCGACCAAGTGTTCGCCGTTATGGCCTTGTGCCCGCAACACACTTTTATCGTTCTGACCAAGAGACCAGAACGCATGCAAAGCTATCTTGCATCTCCGGATACAGGAATGAGGCAAATAATGGCTGCCTATGGATTGGGGCTTACACCTCCAGGATGGCGACCCGAACAACAGGATTCGATCCACGCATCTGCACACTTGCCCCTGCCTAACGCCTGGCTCGGTACCTCAGTCGAGGATCAGGCAACCGCCGACGAACGCATTCCGGTCCTGCTTGATACACCGGCGGTGGTGCGCTTCATCAGTGCAGAGCCACTGCTTGGGCCAGTCAGCTTTGAGGGCAGATTTGTCGAACACCCCAGCCCGGCATATCACGTCAACTGGATCGAGAAACTTGACTGGGTCATCGTCGGCGGCGAAAGCGGCCACAAAGCCAGTCCCATGCATCCGGACTGGGCGCGATCCCTGCGCGATCAGTGCAAGGCTGCAAACGTGCCGTTCTTCTTTAAACAGCATGGTGCCTGGGTGCCATGGGAAGCTGCCGACGCTCCGTTCTGGCAGTCCCAGAATGGTGAATACCGCGACGGTCACAGCCTCTTTCCATGCGATATGGAAAGCGATCCCAATTGGAATGACGGGCTGTCATTCGTCTCGGATGATGCAGCTCATGTCGTATTCCAGAAGGTTGGCAAAAAGGTTGCCGGTCGTCTTCTTGATGGGCAGGAACACAACGCATTCCCCGAGGTGATATTGTGACCTCAACCAAAAACCAGCGCACAAAACAGCTTGCCGCGATCCATGCCGCAAAGCGCGATCTCGGGCTTGATGACGATGCCTATCGGCTGATGCTCATGAATGTTGCCGGGGTGGATTCCGCTGCCGGTCTGGATGCGGCCGGGCGTCAGCAGGTGCTTGATCATCTGCGCAAAAGCGGCTGGTCGCGCCGCCCGCGCAAGCGCGTGGCCGAACATCCCGGCACCCCGCACAATATCGATCGCGACGAAATGCTGCAGAAGATCGGGGCACAGCTTGCCGATATGGGATTGCCCTGGGCCTATGCCGATGCAATCGCCAAACAGCAGACCGGTATCGAGCGTCTGGCATGGGTCCGCGATCGCGACGATCTGGCCGGTGTGATTGCCGCCCTGCATGTCGAACAGGAAAAGCGCGGGTTGCTGGAAAGTGTCGACAGGTTGCTGTCGCAGTCGGGCCAGACCAGGAGCGATCTTGAGGCGCAGAATAAACTGCGGCGGAACTGGACCCGCCACCGGCCGACCCTGCGGGCGCTTGTTGTCAAGCTGAGCGAAGCCCAAACCACGATGCCCGGAGATATGTGATGGATGTCGATATCGACCAGTTGCCGCAAACGGCTGCAGAGATTTCCGAGATCGTCGGCATCGATGCGGCCTTGCGCCTGGTCGATGCCTGGGGCGGTGTGCGCATTTATGTGCCCCGGCAGATTCCGGATGATCATCTGCTGATTTCGACCCTTGGCCGCGAAGAGGCCGAGCTTCTTGCCGAGCATTATGGCGGCGAGACAATCCTGATCCCGCGCTGCCTTGCCGCGTTGCGCGCTGTGCGCAATGCCCGCATTTGCCGGGAACGTAGCGAGGGACATGGCATTGCCGTGCTTGCCCTGCGTTATCGCCTGACAGAGCGTCAGGTTTATGCCGTGTTGGCGGCGTCTGATGCTGTCGCCGATGACAGGCAGCAATCCCTGTTCTAGACGCGCGATCATATCCGCGCTAATCTGCGCCCCTTCCCATCGTATTCATTGTTGCATTTACCGTCCCGGGGTGAAGTCCTTCACCTCGTCGCCAATGGTGTGGCCCCGTACCTTCGGGCCATGAACACAAAACAGATCCTCGATAAACTTCGCGCAGGCCCGTGGCTGGTGCTGTCCCTTGTGATGGTGCTGATCGTCGGGTGGCTGTATCCCCATCAGCTGGGCGTTCTGCTCTGGTCGCTGACCAAGCTGAGCTTTGGCGCATATCTGGGCTACTGGATCGACCGGTCGATTTTTTATTACGGTCGCCCGGGGGATGTGCCCCATGATTGCAATGCCTGCATGGCCACCACCATCCGGGCCGTATGTTACCAGTTGCGGCGCGCCCTGATCATTGCATCTGCCATTCTGGCACTTGGTCTGGGGGTGTGATGTGCGTGCGCTTGCTGTCATTCTCTTTGCCCTGGTCACGTTGTTCGGCTTCGCCCGCGATGGCTTTGCGGCCGAGGTTCCGGCAACTGCCGACCAGTATCGCCGCGAGTTGACGCGTGTCGTTCAACAGGAATGGGGACTGGATGGATCGGTCGCCGTACATGCCGCGCAGATCCATCAGGAAAGCGGCTGGCGCGCCCATGTCGATAGCCCGGTCGGGGCGCAGGGGTTGGCGCAATTCATGCCCGCCACTGCCGACTGGATTGCCGAAATCTATCCCGATCTGGGGGCGGCAGCACCCTATTCCCCGGTCTGGGCGATCCGCGCGATGGTGCGGTACGACCGTCACATTCTTGATCGATTGACCCCCTGGCGCAGTCCCGTCCTTGCGGCCTGTGACGCGTGGGCATTCACGCTAAGCGGTTATAATGGCGGGCCGGGATGGGTCAGCCGCGACCGGCACCTGGCGCAAAATGCCGGTGCCGATGCCGATGTGTGGTGGGGAAATGTCGAACATTTCAGCAATCGCGCAGCCTGGGCAATGCGTGAAAACCGCCATTATCCCCGCCGTATTCTGCTTGAACTCGTACCGATCTATGTCCGTGACGGATGGCCGGGAGGCGATCCATGTTCGGAATGATCGGGGGCTTCCTGTCGCGATGGCTTGGCGCTGGCGGCGGCATGGTTCTGATCGCCGCCGTCGTCGTGATCGGTGGCTGGCTTTGGCACAGTGCCACCGTGGCGCGCCTGGAGGCGAAGCTGGCCGAGCAGGAAAACATCACCGCCACGACCGAGGCCAACCGCGATCTGTGGATGGCGGCCGCCGAGGCGCGCCAGCAGGCGCTTGATAATATTCATCAGGACATGGCGGCGGCGCGCGCGGCCAATGCAAAGCTGAAGGCCCGCCTGGCGCAAAAGGATGATGCCTATCAGGAACTGCGGCGCAGGATCGCATTGGCCCCGGCCGCCGATGATGGTCCGGTCGCGCCGGTCCTTCGCCAGGTACTGGAGGGGTTGCCGTGAGGATCGCAGTGGTTCTGATCGCTTCTGTCTTGCTGTGTGCCTGTGCTGCGCCGGCACCGCTGCCACGTCCGGAACCTTTGGCAACGCCGGTATTCTGTGCGGTTCCGGAGGTCCAGACCGAGCGGGAAAAGGAACCGGATCGACCGGTCGGCGAATACACCCAGCGCGATGTTGCGCTGTATATCGAAGGGTTGCACCGGTGGGGTAGCCGGGGCTGGACGCGGCTTGATGCCGTGCGTGAATGGAGCGAGAGCTGTGTGGAGCGAGCGGCAGTACGAGACGGCGGCACTGTTCGCTGAACGGGAACGCGAGGCGGCAATAGCACGCCGCAAGAAGATCGCCAGTCAGTCCGTCCGGGGAGACGGCATCTGCATCGAGTGTGACCGATCGATCCCCGAGGCGCGGCTGAAGGCTTCGCCGGGCGCGATCCGGTGTATCGAATGCCAGGGCGAATATGAAAGACAGGGGAACGGAGCCTGATGGAGGGAATGAATTTTGATGGCGCACGCCTGATGTGGGACGTGCTGCAGACCCTGATCACCGCACTGGTTGCCATCTATGTGTGGTGGACCAGCCGGTCGCGGGCAACCACGAAGGCGATCAATAATGTCGATACCCGTGTCGATCAGCTGGACCGCGATGTCCGCCGTCTTGAGCAAACACTGCAGAACCAGCCGGACTATGACGATATCGAAAGGTTGCGCGCGGACCTTGCGGAGAATAACCGGACCCTTGCAAAGGTCTCCGCCGAACTGGTTGGTACCACGGCACTTTTGAACCGGTTGCATGAGTATCTGTTGCAGGAACGAGGTGGGAAATGAGCTTTCACGATTTCGAGACCGAGGGGCGTCGCCTTGCGATCTTGCGCATCCTGTCGCGCCGCAATGAATATACCACCAACGAGTACAGCCTGAATGACGAACTGTCAGGAGCCTATGCCCATAATGTCAGCCGCGACCGGCTGCACGGGGATCTGGCATGGCTTGAAGAACAGGAACTGGTCATCATCCAGCATCCGCGTGCCGGCTGGATCGCGACCCTGACATCACGCGGCGGCGATGTTGCCGCCGGGCGTGCGC